CAGAAGAAGTAACTGGGATATTGTGTCGGTGCGGTAGGACTTGACCTAACTTAGGTTTTACAACAACGTCTTTACAAAGGTCTGCATAGGGCGAATCTGGAGCGAACTCTATGCCCTTCAACTTAAGCTCGCCACAGTTCTTGAGACGAGCTATATGCCAATTGAGCTGACTATCTTTCAGCAATTGTTCTGTTCTAGCGATTTGATTATCTGCTGCTTGCTTACATCTTCTTTGAAGTGAATTATCTAGTGGGATGGAGAAGGTCATAGAAAAACCGAGGTTCAAAGCGTGGTTATCCTTCTGTCCTGTCCTGTTTTGTGTGTAGTGCGTTATTTCTCCATCATCTCCGTATTGTGGCTGAGAATACCAATACTCCCGTGGCGAGGAATATTGGTGGCTGTCGGTAACGAATGGGCTAAAAGTTAACATCGGACCCTGACACAAAATATTACCTCCATACTGATTTTGTATTAAGTTTCCTTGCAAACTTTGAATTGCCATATTGGTGACTGAACCACTAGAATTCGCGACGGGAGCTGCGGTTTGGGAGGTATTTGCTAATACTTTAGGAGATAAAATTACACTTATTATTGTGAGAATACTGAGGTAGTTTCTGTAACGCTTTCTATATTTGTTGTCCGAATTATGTTCGTTATATTTGATAACCCTGGACCCGTATAGCTCTCTACGAATTGGAAGGGGTTGCCTTGAGTCGTAAGAGTGACTGTAGGCTTGTTGCTTAGATTTGCTCCCGTCCATGTGTAATTAGTGCCGTTGATTGTTTGGGTTGTAGTTGTTGGGGCGGGTGAAATGTTGCCATCAATTGATACACCTGTACCATTCAAAGTATAAGTATGGCCTGAATTAAAATCCATGCTGGAAATATTTTCTGTCACTATACTTGTAGTTCGAGTAACTGCACTCATTGTGCCGCTACTAAAGTTCGGGACTACAGGCACTGCAAGGGCTTTCGAGGGAATTAATAATATAAATAGCGGTAAATAGCGTCTCATTTATTTAATTTAGCCCCCGTCCTTAAATCTCTTTTACCTCCCCATTTCCAAGTTTGAAACCATTCGTTTTCAGAATCTAAAATTTCGGGTTTAGTTTCAGCTATTAAATGATAAAGCTCACCAACGGCACAAAGGTGATAAGGATCACCCTTGTCGAAAGCTTCAAAGAAATCCCTTAAATCTAGTTTCATCAGTCAACGAGCGTTTCGATGATGCTTGTCGCTGTGCAGCTCGAACCAGCTCCCATTGTCCCCGAACAGGTATGCACGCCGCTAGTGAGACTTGTGATGGTTCCTCCGTTCACTCCGCCTGATCCTGTAATAGTAGAACCAAGCGAAGGTAACGAACCAACCACTCCACTACTTACCGTCGTGGCAGATTGAACTGCATCACCTTGGGTTAGCGATTCGACTGCGGAAAAGGCACTCCCAGCTGTGGTTACCGCAAAGTCAGTATCTATAAATGCAGGGACTCCTGCGGTCACTGAACCAATGTTTAGACCCCCAATGGCTCCGCTTGTTGTTGTCCCTGAAATAGTTGTGCTTGGCGTGACATTAGACCCCGAAACCGAATAGGTACTACCTATGCGTGTAACCGAGGAGTAAGCCGGATCTAGGGTGATGGTTGCGCTTGACTTAATAGAGTGCTTCACATCCGCCGAGACTGGAGCTGCCAGCAAAAGGAAAACAATTGGGATTAGTTTTTTCATAAATAGGCCTTACTAATTTGTGCTAATAATCCTAATAGTGCCAAACCTGCGCTGACAACAGCAGCAGCTTGGAAAACTCTTTTCTCTAACTGCCTAACCCGATCCTCAAGGTCAGAGATTTTTTCTTCTGCCCTTTTCACCTTCATGTCTAAACAGACAATCCGAGTTTCTTGGGTTGCGTCTAAAGAGAGTCTTGAATCAGTCATGTTAGTTTTCCATCAGGGCCGATTTCTTTCCCCGTTATAGGGTCAGTCTTTACGACTTCCGCCCCTCTAATTTCAAGAGGAGTAAGAACCCTTATTGTCTGATAGTTTTGACCACCATTTGATGTTGCAATTACTTGTTCAATTTCTTTTTTAGTTATAGGTTTATCACCATCATTTTTATATGTTCCATCACCTTTCTTAGAAGCTGTAACTATCCCAAATGAACTTAAAACTCCCGTAAACACGCTGGCAATAAAGGTCGGATCTATCTTCTGTTGTGGGATACCAGGGATAGAAACATAATTCAAAGTTAATATTGCGCCACTCCACCCAAGAACAACAATTCTGACCATTGTAGAGATAATGACAGCCTGTTCCTCCTGATCAGGAAGGATGGCTTCTTTTATTTTTCCTAGTGGGCCTTTCTTTTTAGGCTTTACATCTGAAGGCGGTTTTTCATCCATAAAAATAAAAAGCAAGTCATACTAAGAATACTTGTAATCAATAAAAATGTCTGACTTAGTAGCCGCCCTTGTTGGCGCAATGGTTTCCGCCCTTTTAATGGTATTAAGTAATCGATCAAATCGGAATCAAGGGAACTTCAGAGAGCTATTTCATCGCATGAATGCCGTAGAGCAATCGATAGCTAGACTTGAAGGAAACAAAAGGAGTAACACATCATGGAGGAATCGATAACCAGAGCGAAACAACGCATAAAAGAATTAGAGTTATTGATTAAAGCTTGGGAGAAAAACAAATGAAGAAATTATTCAAGCCACTTCTTCCCGTTCTGTATGCCTACCTAAAAAGTGAGGCGGGGAAAAATTTAATCATTAGCCTGCTTAAAGCAGCGGCAAGACAAACCAACAACAAGCTTGACGATCAAGCCGTTGCCTATGTAGAAGCTAGATTATGGCCTGATTCAACAATTCAAAGCAGCTAATGAATACGCAAGAAAGACTTGCCGAGGACAGAAAGCGCGTTGAAGACATGAACCGCTGGTACAGACTCGACAAACGACACCTACCCTCACATAAGTATCATTCGCTTTTCACTGGGTTAGGTGCAATTGGCCATAGGCTTGATAAGAAAAATGAGCTAGAAACAAGGATGAGTAACGCCTATGACAAACTAAAAAAATGCAAGTAAATATTGACATTACCCATTTAGTTGAACCGCCAACGCTTGAAGAAGAATTAACAATGGAGCGTCGTATCCTCGACCTGAATGAGTGTAATGATGTTGAAGAATTAAGGCGTTGTTGCGCAGCGGCTTATAGACAAAATCATCATCAGGCTCATTTTGTTTCGCGTTGTCTTGAGGAAATAGCTTTATTGCAAGCTCGGATTGCTTGCCTGAAAAATCCAGTTAAACAACCCGAACGCAATTGGATTCAAAATTTATTCTACGGAAAGTAGAACCTGTTGAGCGTGAAGGGCAGGACTTTTTAGGTCATCCCATTGAATTTGATAGTAATAAGACGGATGGCCGCGACGGTCTTTTTTTATCTCAACCCCTAGGATCACACCGACCCTAGGAGGAAGAGCACGAGTTTTACTGATGCTCTTTTTTGCTACTCGCTGGCCTTCTTTATATTTTTGGCCTATACGTTTTTCAGGCATTAGCTTTTGCCCTATACTTGTCTTTTAGTGCCTTCTCTACATCTGCGGGTAAGGTTTCAAAGGTTTGGCGTTTAGTAGATTTTAAAAGATGTTCATATTCGAAATCTTGTAATTGAAAACCTTCCGCGCCTTGCCCTTTGCGTTGCCATCTTATAAACAGCATCCCTTTCATTCCGCCGAGCATTTCGCTAGGCATTTCTTGAACCTGAACTCCTATAAGAGGTGGCTCCTTTATACGAAGGAACCATTTAAACCTCTTAAAGGAAAAGTAAAAACCTCGCCTTACTCTATAAGTAAGGTCAAACCATAGGTCGTTTAGAGTTTCCATTAGCGTTTTCTCTCTGAAATAGTTCCCCTTCCGTCTTCCCATTCTTCATTGCTTTCTGGGTTTTTAGACCATTGTGACCCCCACATTGAAAAACCTGCTATGTCTTCAAATTCAGTACGGCTTGTATATTTTCTAATTGTTGAGCCGCCTAATTCTGCCTCGGTTGCTTTTTCAAGTAACCAAGTCGCTGCTTTTTTAGCTTCTTCAGGAGTCCAATCGATGATTAAATAACGATCATTTGATCGCTCGTTTGTTTTGTTCTTATTTGGAATAAGACGGAACTTGGCTTCAAATACGTTTTCCATTTGGATTAATTAGATGATTGGGGTTGGATGTTGTTGGCAGCTTCCCAACTTAAAACGTCGGTTAGCTTATACCTGATTC